TTTCTTACTTCATTGAAAAAAGAAATGAATTACTTCCCTGCAGGAGCCTCCTCCTTTGCTCCATGGATGGGGTGACTTCCTCCTCCTTCCCCTGTAAAGGAGGCAGCAGCAGGAAGAATTTCACTCTTTCCATGTAAGAATCCCCTCATTGAGAAATAAGATGCATAGGATGCATTGGATGCATTGGATGCATTGGAATCATTCGATCCAGTACGGACACACGGAATAAAGGGAGCATTATAAGAGGGAAGTGCAGCAGAGTGCGATGCTTCCTCTGATGCTTTAGTTGCTTTCTCTGATCCTTCGCGAAATAATCGAATTCGTTTTGGAGCGGAGGGAGCGGGAGAAGAAGGATCTTTTGCAAGGAATTGGTCTGCAAACATACCCATATTACAGGGTGATATTGAGCTGGATCCGAGCTTGTGACCGCTATTCGCTGGACTTGCTGGCATGGGAGAGGGAAGTGTGCATACCAAGGTGGAACTAGGAATGCATCCAGCCGCAATTAATCCAGATGTTAATGATCGTAGACGGTGAAGCTCATTTGGAGAATCATTTGGAGAACGAATCAATAAATCTGAAAGAGTTGCTGACGCAGAGTTGGCAGCCGCAGAGTTGGCAGCCGCAGAGTTGGCAAATGCAGAGTTGGCAAGTGCTTCGTTAATAGCCTTATCAAATGGATCTTCTGGATCTTCTTTGGACATTCTATGTGTGTAGGATATCTTCCTATTATATAAAATTAAATATCAATTTTATTCAAGCGTTTTTATAGTAAAAACAAAACAAAGAATGTCACTAGGATGCTTTCGATATTAAGTTATAATATCCATGGACTCCCTTGGTCTCCTGATAACACCCGTCCTATTGCAACATGGAGTGCAACCTGTGGTGCGGATTGTTTATTTTTTCAAGAAGTCTTTCCAGAAAATCGAAAAAGAGTTCTTCAAACTATTTTAGAGTCCAACGGATATACTGTGTTATTTCCGAATGATACCACAGATATACTTTTATCAAGTGGATTATGTATAGCCATTCGCAAAGAATCAGATTGGACTATCCGATCTTCTCGATTCACTCCCTTTCTTCACTATGGAGGTTGGGATATGTTTGCAAACAAAGGATTCTTTCGTCTTACCCTCCAACATCGATCTGGATATATATATCAATTAATTAATACTCATATGCAGAGTGATTTAGAAATTCCATTTTATAAAGAAACTATTTACACCACTCCCATTCGATTTCGTCAGTTAGATCAAATTGTACAAATATATGGACGATCCACCCTTCCAACATTGATCATTGGTGATTTGAATCAGGAAGGAATCATTCATCCCTCTGTAAAAAATATTTGTTGCAATCATACAGACACACTCACAACCTTTCCTCCTACAAGTGAAAATATTGATCATGTGGCATGGATTGTAGGAACAGGAGTTCCTCCCCGTTTACACTCGATTCATATTGGAGATGAAGTTCCTTGGAGCGATCACAGTCCCTTGTTATGCACATTTAAACTACCAATAGCATAGAGAACTATGCAGTATGAACTAATTCTTGGAACTGTATTCATTGGATTCATACTTTATATTTTTATAAAAAAGACAATTCAATCTTCCAGTCGATTGGATACTTTGGCGCGACAATATCAAACGTGCAGAGTTCTTCAAACCGTTCCATATACTATTTCAGGAAAAGAGACTATTTTTGAAATTATGAATGATTCCTGTGAAAGTGGAATGCCGCACACTACCAATGTAAATACCATTCGGTTTCCAGACTGGTTATGGAAACAGCGAGATTCCGAACAATTTCATAAAGTCTTACGCCATGAATTGATTCATCTTTTGCAACGTCGCTCTCCCATGGCGTGGCGTGTTCATTACAAGCGCTGGGACTACACCATTCAAAAAGATCCTCCCGCTGGAATCCCAGCTGAGATTGTGGAACGGGTTCGGTTTAATCCAGATTTGGCAGATGCACCCTGGGCAATCTATAAGGATCGCTATGTCACTGTTGCTTGTTATAAATCTACTACCAACCCACAATTACGAGAGACAGAGATCGTGATTTGGGATTTAGAATTGGGAAAACAAATCAAAGAAATGCCTAATGATTATCCTTGGAAAGGATTACATCAGGGGGAACATCCTCATGAAATGAGTGCTGAAATGGCAGCTGATCTGGAACATGCTCCTTATGTACCAGATGGATTTGTAGAGTTTTTACGATCCCAAAGTTAATGCCTTCCAACTCACAGGAAAATGTGGCAGCAGTAATGTTTCCAATGCCCGTGCATACGCTTGAATTTCGCGTTGCGCCCCTGGATCCGTTCGCAACCGCCACAACCGTGCATAGGCTGCCAAGGATCCTGTTTCAATGAACTCCGTGTACATTCCTTGCGGAAGAATGGCACGGGCAATTTCAGGAGCTACTCCCTTTTCCAACAACGATTTATAGTTCGAAAGAAGCATGTCATTGATTCCTTTGATCTCGTCTACTATTTCTGCAGCATGTTCCACGGGTTCTTCTTTGCTTCCTTGTTTCAGTTTGGGATCTCGTGCGCGCAATCCGTCCGGTGCTGGGGTCCAAAGTTCTGGCTCTGAATCCACATATCGTCGCGATACTTCATTTCGTGCAAATCCTATTGTGTGACGAAACCATTCTCGCGCCACAAAAATAGGCATTTTAATACGTAATCGAATTTGCGGATGAAAGAAGGGACTTTCATGATGATGTTTGGCTAAATAATTAATTAATCCCGCATCCTTTGCAATAAATTCGGTGGATTCTTTGGCAAAACTCACTCGTGCAGCATTTACTACCGTCAGATCGTTGCCAAATACCTCTAACACCTCAATCGATCCGATTCCGTCTGAGGTCTTCCACATTGTTAATAAACCAATTTTGTCAGGACTGTTTAGGAGTGCGATGCTTGAACGTGTGATACCCGTATCAACAAGTAGCTCGCCTGAAGGAATGACAAAACCAACTGAAAAACCAGTTGCAAAACCCATTATTCGTAATATCACCCCTAAAATGAAGGTGTATCCTGTAAAAGAATCTCCACCATTAATAGAGTTACGATCCATTTTTGCATAATGGATAATTTTTATGATTACTGTAACAAAGACTGGGAAACACATACCTTAATTCCCTCCTATCAAGGAGCGTATGGGGTCAGTGAAGAATTAGAAAATGATATCAAAGATACATTAACAGATATAATAAAAAAACTTCCTTCCACTCATCGTGTGGCACAACTCTGGTCATCTGCCTTGAATCGCGAATCCGTTTCCAATCTTGCTTCGGTAAAAAGTCTCATGCATCGGATTGCCTCTCTTAATTCTATTGAATCGATTGGAAAAGCGATTGGAATGTTTAATTGCTGGCAATTACGAGCCCCTCTTACCCTTTTAGTAACTCGTGATGCCTATGATAGTTCCTTATGTCGTATTCATTTCTATGAACCGACCTTGGGTATTCCAAGTTATGATGCATACAGAAGTCATTCCAATCCAACCTTGACTGCGTATCGCCATATGTTCAAAGAAATAGGAACATATTTAAAATTTGATGGATTCGAAGAAATATCTCATATTGAACAAACTGTCTATCAGTATTTATCATCAGAAGGAGCCTTGGAAGATCCTGCGATTAGTCATATAACACATAGTTTTGATTCTTTCAAAAAAACATATCCTAACATACCCCTTCAATCTATGTTGGAAGGGTGGGGATGCTCTTCCTCCATTATACATTCCACTACCTATGTAATCACGAATCAACGCTATCTAACAGCATTTGATCGTATGTGTCGAACCTTTGAACTGGGTGCTTTTCATATTTGGTTGCAAACGTACGCCCTTCTTACATTATTGAATTATCTCCCTGATCCGTATCAACATCTCGGTTTTGAATTTTATGGAAAATTATTACAAGGAAAGACAGATCCTGCGCCTCGTAATGAATTTGCCATGGGAGTTCTTCAAAAGATGATGCCGCAATCTTTAGGAAAGATTCTGGTGCAACACACTCCTCACATTCGTGATATAAAAGCACAAGCCACCAAGATGGTCTACCATTTGAAGCGAGCTGCTATTCATAGGTTGGAAGCTGTTGAATGGTTAATGCCTGCTACACGTGCAATGGCTGCCAAAAAGATTCGAAAGATGCATATGCAAATTGCATATCCACGTGCTTGGCATGAACCTCATATATCCCTTCATCCCACAGAATTGATTGAAAATATTATTAAATTGGGAGAAGCGGATACAAAAAAGTCCATTGCAGATCTTGGGCATGCCTGTGCTAAAGAGGATGGGGAATGGGAGGATGGAATCTTTTTAGTAAATGCGTTTTATTACGGAGATCAGAACAAGATGGTGATTCCGTTTGGAATGTTGCAACCACCCTTCTTTGATCGTAAAAAGTCAATTGGATGGAATTATGGAGGAATTGGATGTGCCATTGCCCATGAAATCACCCATGGATTTGATGAAGGAGGGCGTATGTACGATGAAACAGGAAGTTGGAAGAACTGGTGGACTCATCAAGACGAGTTGCATTATCATATACATACAAAAAAACTAGTAAAATTATTTGATAAACGAGACTATAAAGGTGGGCATGTGAATGGAATATTAACATTGGATGAAAACTTAGCTGATTTAGGCGGAATGGCAATTGCTTTGCAAGCCTTACAAGAGGAGCTAGGAGAAGACACAGTAACACGAAGATCGGCTTACCGTGATTTTTTTACCTCCTATGCTGTTAGCTGGCGATTAAAAGATCGATCTAAAAAAGCGAAACAAGCCTTGGAGATTGATCGCCACGCTCCTCCCGAATTTCGTGTGAATCTAATTGTAGCACAATTTCAAGAATTTTATGATGCGTTTGATGTGAAGGAATCAAGTCCCATGTGGATCTCACCAGATGCACGAATTAAATTATGGTAATTATTCTAAAATTAATAAATCTGCAAGATTCCAATATTCAAAGGTTCCATTGGGAAGAGGACGTCTGAGTCGAAAAGGAAGTTTCTTTTCTTTTAATTCTAATTTTGCAATTTCTTCAGAGGAAGTAACCCCTTCCGGTACAACAACATAAGGATGGGCTCCCTTTTCAATTTGACTAGTACGAATGGACAATAATTTTGTCTTTTCGTATTTGGATAAGAAGGGACGTGTTCGATGATGTTTATCCTTGGGACCGGAAATGATTAAGAGCTCTTTCACTGCCTCTTCTACAGGCACTATGATCCCTGAATGTTCTTGAATTAGTTTATTTGCAGTCGCCCGCTGATCTGTTTCCGCTTCGGTAAGCTCTTCTTCGATTTCATCCCCATATTCTCCTTCCTCATAATAATCATCTCCTCCTTCATCATCAGCCATTCTCTTTTATAGATATATAAAAACTGCGGGAAGCTTTCAATATTATTCATTGTATAGAATAGAGGATTTAAGTCATGTCTGGACTCTTATTTCAAGTAGGAGGAAAAGTAAGACGAGGACAACCACAGCAGCAAGGAGTTGGTAGAAGAGGAAATTCAGGTATTTATGCATCGTATAGTAGTCAAGTTAATAGTAAAAATACTCTTGGAGAAGTTGCATCTCTTTTACAGGAATTATATAACAAGGTTACGTGGTGTCCTGCAGGAAAAACAAAGCCAAATATACCTGTTTTGAACGGTACTTTGCAACAAGCAAAAGATACTGCGCGAAAATATATTTCAACATTACGAAATGTTTGTCCTGAAACTGGAAGCACTGGAAGCAGTGGAAGCAGTGGAAGTACGGAACAAAAATTTCCGGATATAACAGCACTTGATGTAGATACCTTGTATAAAAAATTAGATAAAAAATTAAGTGAATATGATACAACCTTGACGGAATTGGAAACACAGATTGATACAAGTAATAGTGGGGCTAAAACTGCATTACCATCAACGACTCCTATACCTGTTGCTTCTCAAGGAAAACCATTATCATCAGAGGATCAAATTATTAAAGATCGATTAAAATCCTATGATGAGCGAATCCGTACCTTACAACGGGATGTAGGAACCTTGAAGGAAGAAGTAAAAGCAATTGTATCGTTTGTACAAAAAGGATCCAAGGAAACAACCCCCTTTATTGCCAATTATTACAAAAGTCTTCTTGCCATTCAAAGTTCCTTAACTGGAATTGTAAGTACAGATACAACAAGTTCCTATTTTCCAACTGGACGGGAATCCGATGATCGGTTAGGACGATTAGCAAAAGATGTAACAGGACGCCTTATTTCATTAAAATTAGATCTTAAATATGCTGATAAAGATGCAGCAAAAGCACAGAAACAGAAAGAAGCAAATCTTCCTGCAGTAGATGTATATTTCATTACAAAGACAGATATACAGGATCAATCCGCATTAAAAGAGTATTTAACATCTTCCAAGCCGTATTATTATTTTGATATTGAGGGATCTACGTATGTTATCGGTGATTCTATTATTCATAATAAACTACCAGGAACTATAACAGCAGTAACTGGAACAACCTATACAATTGCATATGATGATACATCTAAAACAGCACCAGCAAATATTGCTGAAAAAGATCTTACCCCTACGGATATTTTAAAACCCACAGGTGTATATCGACGTTATCGTGAAAAGGATACTTATCGTTCTATTGAAGCGATCAATGGAGCTGGTTTTTTAGAAGTTGTAAAACAATATACACGAATCAAAAGTACACCTGGTATAACAGAAGAAGATATTTTTACATTTGAACAGGATATTTGTCAGTATTTATTTCGATTACCAAAAAATACAACTACATTTTCCTTTAAAGATATTTTAACATCAGAATCAATTCAACAGCAACTATCTTATTTAGCAGTGATTCATCAAATGCACTTTATTGGAACCTTATTAAAAAAGCAGACAACACCGATTCAGGCATCCATAAATCCATCAGGAACAGATGATGCAGAAGAAGCTGAATTAGACAAAAATAAAAATGAAACGGAACAACATGTGAAAGATTTACTAAATAATATTAGTAATATAAAGATAGATCTAAATACAAAAAAGAATGACTTAGTTTATGCACAACAAAAAATTAAAGAATCAAATATTCCAACACAATCTTGGTCCGAGTATATGTCAAAAACTCCAACTATACATAAAGAGAATAAAGATGCAGAAGCTGCCATTAAAGACTACGAAAATCGAATCAAAGGGTATAAAAAAGAACTTGCTCCTTATAAAACACAAGTCAATGGATATGAATCTGAAAAAAATAAATTATTAAAAACAATACAAGCAAATATAACGGATCGAAATAAAGTAAGAAGTCTTGTAGAACAAAAAGGAACTATTCAAAAAAATATAGATAATCTTACAAATGGAGAGATTGCGCGATTAGAGAGTGCAATTAAGATGAATAATGATGCTATGAATGGTTTGATAAATACATATATGACAAATGGATTATTTATTGGGTTTTTTAAACTGCAAGAAATCTGTTTGGAGGAAATAAAAAAACTAGAGGAAGATATATCAAACTATGAGTCAGAATTAACTGATTCTCAAATATTTGCTCAGCAAGCATCTGACATATTAGACGAATTTAAAAAACAAAATAATACTGAAAATGAAGTCTATATAGTTCCTGAATTTCATCCTGTTAGCACCAGTGGCATGAATAGTATTGATGATGCATTAAAACGAATGTTTGTGAAAAAATATAAATATACTGAATTATTTAATTTATCTGATACAATAACAATTACAGATATAGATTCAATTAATGCATGTATTAAACTTTTATTCAAATATGCACACAATCCTACCTTCTCAATTCAAACACTCGAAAAGGTACAAACGATGCTTCAACCAGATGCAGGTCCAAGTGTCATTCTACCACCTCCAGGTGTTTCTGAAACAGAAGCTGCTTCAAAACCAGGAACCACGAAGAAACTGACAGAAAAAGATATTGATCTTGAAAAAGAACAAACTCAACTATATGGAACTAATAAAGAAGAAGAATATATAAGACAACTACAAAGTACAATTATTCAATTAGCACATGTCTTTTTAGTAGGACAAGAATCCTTTCTTGCAGAAGCAGGAATTGAAAAAGGAAAAGAAACAAAAGATCCTAGTGTTATTAATAAGATTGATAGTGCAACACAACGAGCAATTGCATCTCTTCGTACAGATTCCAGTAAAAGTGCATATGATAAAAAACTTGCAGAAACGAGATATGCACAGATTAAAGATCTCATCAATCAATACAAGCGAGTAAAGATTGATACATTATAATTTCTATAGAATTAGTAGGATGATTAATTCTCTTGATGCATATGGATTAGAAGGATGCTATGTTATTTGCTCCAATGTCTATGATGTTCCTGACTGGAATGATCTCCATATACTTGAAGTTTATAAACAGCAGATATACAAGATTGTACCCCCCTTACATGGCATAGAGGTTCTATATGAAATGGGACCGGTCTTGGCAGCTGGAACTTATGGCACAGTATATCATGCCAAACGTACCCGATTAGCAAAATCTCATAATATTGTGATTAAACAACATGAAACCTCCTCCCTACATGAAGCCATACTCCATGCCATTGTTCATAAAACATTTACCAATCTTGGATTAGGATTTGCCATTCCTGAATTGTACGAAGTGACAAGTAAATCTGATCATGCACCAGTTCTTTGTATGGCAATGGAATGGGTACCAGGATCCACTCTTTTGGATTATTTTCATATCTATTTTACAAAGATTACAAATGCAGCAATCCATACAACTCTACCAGACTCCTTGCAAAAAGCGCGTGCAAAAAACGATGCTCTCTTATTAGATGTCTTAGTTCAAGTTGCAATTTATTTAACCATCTTACAAAAGAAATTGCAATTTCATCATCGTGATTTGAAAGTAAACAATATTTTGATTCGCCATACCTCGGCGCGGAGCCGATTCATATTGCGACGATTGGATCATCCGCTTCTGATAAAACCTTGGGAATGTCACCATGATGTAGTGGTCATTGATTTTGGATTTTCCTGTATGATGGGATCGGATCCGTTTGAAGCAGGAACCTTTTTTAAAGCATATTCTCCATCCATTAATCATGGACGAGATTTAGCCCTTCTTATATACTCGATTCATGCATTTTTTCCACTCGATCAATATATTTCTCCCAAACTCTACACCTTCTTACAATCCTGTATGAAGATTCCAATGGAAGGAACAACCGTACAATTATTACATGGAATTCAAACAAATGGGACTCCTTGTTTACCAGGATCTACAGTTCCCTTTGATGAAGGAATTTACCACTTCTTACAAAAGAATTCCATTAATCTTTCAAGTTGTGACCCCTCTACCTTCTTAAAGGATGTCAACACTATACTCTATTAAAATTGATACCCAGCCTTTCTTTGTTGTATATTACAACTAAGATAGAATGGCAACGTTACAATCCTTTCTCGACTCTCATCGAGTGGAGAAAGGAAATGAATGTAACTTTACGGGGATGGGAAAGGATACAGGATCATATTATATTTCTGATGCCGAACTAGATCCCTTTCTGGAACTGATGCATACCTCCATCTTTGGATCGCATCGATCGTGTTCGATTGTGGAACGACATCGTGAAAATGGTCCTATTTTGATTGATCTTGATTTTCTCTATGAACCTGAAGATCGTCCGTTAGAACGTCGCTTTACAACCGAACAAATTCATTCCTTTGTCTCTGCCTATGTTGCAGCGCTAGCACGATTTGTAGATCTTACCGAACTTCCTCATAATTTGAGCTTTTATATATTGACCCGTCCAGGACCTGTGTATGAAGGGAAGAAACATAAGGATGGAATTCATATTCAATGTCCCAATATAACCACAGATCCCAAACTTCAATTTGCGATTCGTGGCTATCTATTAGATAATAATATTATTGAAACAATCTTTGGCGATACAAATAATACAAAAGATGCGACAGATTGCTTTGATGTATCGGTCATTTATCGAAATGGTTGGTATCCGTATGGCGCAGGGAAACCGAATGTGGCTCCTTACAAAGTTCAAGAAGTGATTGATATTCCTCGTGAGGAGTTACTTGGTGTTGCTCTTGCAGATTTACCAGAAGCTATTTCGAATGCAATGGAAGAGGGCGAAGCGCCCAAGACGGCTCTGGATATTATTAAAACATTATCCATTCGAAGGAATCATACTGAAAAGACACCTCTTGTTATGCGAGAAGAAACAGCTGCGGAATATCGAAGTTTGATGAATGCATGGGGGCATGGAAAAGCCGCTCCCATTCGAACGATTCATTCCGCGCCGGCAGCAGTGCTTCGGCATGAACCACATGAGGATAGTGCCTCAGATGCAGGAAGTGAACCTCTTGGAACCCCCACGAGTGAAGATGAGATTCGATTTGCCTATCGATTGGTGAAAGAATGTCTGGATCCTGAACGTCGATGTGGCGAATATATGGATTGGATTATTCTTGCTATCTGTTTGAAAAATATTTCAGATAGCGAAGAATCATTCTTGACCTGGTGTCATATTACACGCCGTGTGAAGCCGCATCATAAAAAGGCGACCTATTCTGAACCTGAATTAAAAACAAAATGGAATAAGGTAACAGCTGGAAGACATGATCATCCTGTTCGTATTGCATCCTTGCAATATTGGGCAAAGATGGATAATTTCGAAGCCTATGACGCTATTTTGAGCGAATCAATTCGTGATTGGATTATTGCCTCTGCCTCTGACACGCATGTGAATGTGGCACGATGTGTACATAAACTTTACAAAGGTGAATTTTGTGCTTCCTTGGGTGCCAAGCGTGGTGCTCCTGAATGGTTTCAGTTTGTTGGACATAGTTGGAAGCATCTTCGCTCTCCCAACGTTCTTCGTGCAAGACTGAGTAGCGAAGTATGGAAACAATATATGAAAGCCGAACAACATATTGGAAATATTATGATTTCTTGTAAGGAGGAAGAACGAGAAGGATGGGAAAAGAAACGCAAATTTATTGGAAAGATTCGAACCAAATTGGAGAACAGTGGATTCAAGGATTCCGTTCTCAAAGAATGTGCAGAACAATTTTACGATGAAGAGTTTATTCAAAAATTAAATACCAATCCCATTTTGTTGGGAGCCTCCAATGGAGTCTTAGAACTTCGTCATTGGGACGATGAAGATAAAACAGGTTCACCAAGAGTCCTCTTTCGAGACGGGCGACCAGATGATTATATTAGCTTTCAAATGGGTCGATGTGAGTCTGAATTAGGCGCAATTCCTTATGAACCCTATGATCCCACAAATCCATCTCCTGTCCATAAACAAATTATTAAATCTATAAAGATGATTTATACAACTGAGAAAATGTTTCTATATGTTATGACATTGAATGCATCCTGCCTAGAAGGGGAAAATCGTGAACAACGCTTTTACTTTGCGGTGGGACGTGGCTCCAATGGTAAATCAATTATGCAAGCATTGCAACGTCTCGTCTTTGGAGATTATGCCACCTCCTTACAAACAACTGCCTTGACACGAAAGCGTCCTGATAGTGGTGCTGCCAATCCAGATATGATTGTGACCAAGGGTAAGAGGTATATTTATGGTGGTGAACCAGATAACGGAGAAAAGCTCAACTCCGCTCGTATGAAACAACTGAGTGGAGAAGATATTGTAGAAGCGCGAGGCTTGTTTAGTGATCAAGAAAAATTCAAGATGATGGGCAAGATTATTCTTGCCTGTAATGATCTTCCTCCTGTGAGTTCCATGGACGATGGTACCTGGCGACGTATTCGTGTGATTACGCATGATAGTACCTTTGTAGATGCAGACAAGCCAGAAGATCCAGAGCATCATATTTATCACAAGGATCTTGATCTGAATGAGAAGATGAAACAATCTTCTTGGAGGATTGCGTATTTTGGTATATTAGTCTATTATTATGAGACATACTATCTGAAATTCGGACTCCGAGAACCAGAGAGTGTGAAAGCTGCTAGTCAGAAATATAAGGAAGAAAATGATACCTTTAGTGGCTTTGCAAGTGATAATCTTGTGGTAGAAAGTGGTGCAGGTCCTTTAAAACTTGCAGACGTGCTAAGTCGTTACAAAGAGTGGAAACGTACCATGCCAGGAATTACGGAAATGAAGAAAGCTATGATTGTAGAACGAATGAAAGGAATTTCCGCACGTGGATCCACTGAAATGGAATTCAAAGGAGTTCGACTTCGAGAGGAATCTGAAGATTCAAGTGGAGCAGTAATTGCGAGTCCCACCCTTTCCCATCTATTATAATCCAAGTCCGTAATCTTTTGATACAGCACAAAAATAAGCTCCTGCTGCAGCACCTCCTAGCATCAATATAATTCCTGTTATTAATAGAGAAAGAGACACTGTATTTTTTAATTGTAAATAGAGAACCGCGGATAAAGAAATAAAAAATAAACTATAAAAAGTTAAAAAGGAATATCCAACACCATTCTGTAAATTGGTTGCACCAAAGGGACCTGTATTTGATAATTCTGGAATAGAATTTGATGTTTGATTTATAATATTTGAATAAGTTTGTATCTTTTGTAGTAAACTAGTATTTTCTTTATTTGTGGACTCGAGTTGATTGGTCAGAATTGTTTTATAATCATTTAATGGTTGAGTTGCCGCAATTAATGCTTTTGTACTTGAAAGAAGGGATGTATACAATGCAACCTGATCATTAAATTTTGTTTGAAGTGTATTTGCAATGGTTTTACGTTGTGTAACCGGATCTGGAATCGGTTGCAAGATTTGATCTGGAGCGGGATATTGCGACGGATTCTCCTTAGAACATGTTTCGTATGCACTTGTCGTATTTGCCATAGTAATTTTTGCAGCAGTATAATTATTTTTAGCAATTGTGCAAGGTGGTACTACTAATGCTGCTGCTGCTGCTGCTGCTGCTGCTTGTCTTTGTTGATTTTGTTGTTCAAGTAATTTCCTTATTTGTTCCATAATAACTCCTATTTAGTAGACTCAAAATTAAGTCGGTATAGGAGGGGGGAGAGGAGGAGGAGTAGGACAGGAGTTTGTCGGGACACTTGTACCCGTTTGATATGCTGTTGCTTGAGCATTAATATTATTAAAGACACCTTGCATTTTTTGTTGGATTGATTCTGCATTTTCTGTAATAACATCGGGAATGATATTTTTCAGATCAATCACATAATTTCCTTGTGCATCGCAATGTCCATTGGTTTGTTTGGCACCGCCTTCTTCAGCAGGGAAAGAACGACGGCTCCAGAGGCGTGTATCTCGTGTATGTTTTGTATAATTCCATCGACGATATCCTACATATGCTATAATGATGAATAATATGATTGAAAGACTGGAGGCAGCTGTCATGGAAATATATCCATTCTTTGCTAAAAAGAATGATAGAACTAGGACCAACATGGTAATAAACAGTATTTGGAGAATAAATAATGTTTCAAGTTTATTATTATATGCCCATTCATTAATCTCAAACTGTCGTCGCGTGAGTTTCTTATTGGTATCATTGCTAGCTTCATACTTTGTATTCACATCACGGATTACTTGTTGTAATTTATTAACATCGGAAGAGCGTGTTTGATAGAGCTGAGCATTATGATCCATATCCATATAACGACCCGTATCCACTAATGTTTTTTGAAACGCATCCTGTTTTCGTTGCAAGGTTTCTTTCATAAGTTTATCCACATTTTGTTTTATATAGGACTGGTAGGATGCAGGATCCGATTGAATATTTTGGGAAAATTCAATCTGTTGGAGTTCCTGAGCCGTCAAAACATTTTGTTGAGTTGTATTCATCCTTCTACTAGAGTGATCGACTTACAAAAAAGATCATTCCAATAGCAGCAATGTTTAACGCAATATACAGCCCAATCTGATTTGAAATAGCATTGTTTTTCTCTTTAGAAAATTCCATCATCTTTGTTTGTGTTAACACTGTTTTATCATCGCGTTGGATGCGATTATACTGATCTTGAAGACCGGATAGTTTCTCGCTAATGTCTGCATTCCACTTATTGATTGAATTTTTGTTGCTTTGAACATTCTTTGCACGCTCCTGTGATAAAGAATTCATGATTTCAATTAAACTATTCAATCGAAGATTCAATTGAGTCACCTTGCGAATCTTTGTAGATGCAGCTGCATTTCGAGATATATCACTAGAGGTTGCATCGGTTAAATATTCGGAAAGTGCTTGCTTATATTGACCTTGATAATAACAATATTCTGCTTGAATAATTGTAAATATTTTAGCATCAGTATTGATTCGTTCAGATAAGGTACCAGGACTGACTGCATAGGAGGTACTAGATGAAGCAGGAGGAAGAAGCCGTTTGGAACGAAGTGTAGTAATATAGGATTCCACTTGTGCAGCAGGGACGCGACCTGTGGTTGTATCGGGAGTAAAGGTGGTTGTGGAAATTCCTTTACTAGGATCAAAAGGGAGAGCTGGTGTAGGACATACCAAATTAGCGGACATCTCTTCTATTTCTAGAGGAGAAATCGTTTCGGCGTCCTCCTGTCATAGATGCGGGTATATTCATGTACATATATACAAAATAGGTAATTAATCCAATAGATAAGACTCCTAACAGAATTGTTGCAGTTGTATAGGTATAGAAGATTATATTTGTAATATTGCCACGTATTTTTGATTGTGCATGTTCAACATTTTGATTCACAATATCAAATTTCAGTTGCAAGGTAGATGTCTGCATGGATGTAGTTGATAAATTGGATAAAAACATTTGAGATGCAGACTTATTTG